AATACTGGACCTGTGTAATTCACTGTTGTTGGTGCGCTACTAACACCACTACCAGAAGCAACCGTTCCACCACCAGGAATAACTGCTTGACCTCTAGCACCTGCTGAGTAACGATCCATTGCTCCTGACATCTTAGAAGCAGGAATAATGTATTCATCCTCTCCAGCTTCTCCTACAAGACCAATAGTAGGTCTAGTGACTAAACCTCCTGAAGCGAAAGGTTTAATACCGTTCGTCCAGTATCCTCCCTCTGCTGCTGTAACCGCACCAGTTAAACTTGCTGGCATCATATTTTGAAATGCTGCATTTAAGAACATTCTTCCTATTGATTTAGCAATACTTGCTAACGATTCACCCAATGATTTTGTTCCATCAATTAGTCCCATGACAGCATCTGTTAAACCAGTAGCTACTGTGTTTTTTATTTGCTCCCAAGTAACCTCTGTTTTCCCTGTTTCATCGTTTAAAGATTTTGTTAATCCTATAGCTTCTGCTAAACCTTCTTTATACTGATTTATTTTATTAACTATCTCTCTATACGCTTCTTCTTTTAATTTAATTTTTTCGGCACTTTCTCCTTCTTTTGCAGCATTAAACAAAGCAAAACCAGCTTGTTCTCTTTGAGCGTCAAGTATTTCTTGACCCTTTTCCCATTTTTGTTCTATACCTGCTATTTCTTTTGCTAATTCTTTATTAATTCCTTCTTTCATTATCTCTTTTATTTTGTCATTAAGTTCAACCTCTTTTCTCTTATCTTCTAATAAAGAATCTTGAGTAGTAGTTAAAAGGTCTATTTGCGTACTTATTTTTTCTCTTACAGCAAATACTTTTTCATCTAAAGTTAATTCTGCTGTCTTATCTGTTAAAAATCTCTTTCTACTTCCTTTGACTTTACCCAAAGAGTCTCTACGTTGAACAAGACCTTGAGCTTCTTTATTACCTTGTGAAGCAGCAAAAGATACTATCTGCCTTGCTTCGCCTTTTTCTAATGCGTTCTTAACTCCTGTTATTTGAAGAATAAAGTTACCGAAACCTGCTGCTAGTGCTTGTAATCGTGTACCTAAAAGAGCAAACGCTCCACCCATTAACCTTGCACTTTCACCAAACTGTTGAAGAGCTTGAACACCTCTATCTCCTACTTCAAGTGCCATTATTTTCATCGCTGCGTTAAATGCAGCAGTCTTTCCTTTTGTCTCTTCTATTAAATTTAAACGAGCTTCTTGCACAGAACCTTGCATCCCCATTGCTTCTGTGACAGCTTTTGTGTCTTGGGCAAATGGCCCCATAGCCTTCCCTAGCTCTGCAGCACCTTGAACTAATCTGTCTACCAAACTTCCTAAATTAGTACCGACTAGAGATAGGGCAAAACCAAATTGTCCTCCCATTAAACCGCCCAATGCACCACCTAAAGCACCACCAGCAGCAGCTCCAGCACCTTGACCAAATAGCAATGGGAAAGCTCCACCAATCATTGCATTAGAAGCTGCATTTCCTCTTGCTTGTTGTGCTTGTTTGCCTCGTCCTCTTAGATTTCTACCTACTCTATTTAAACCAAAACGACCTTCTCTTCCCATTCCTAATTTATTGTCCATTCTTAATTTTTTATCATGCACACTTTGTTTTACACGTTCTTGTCTTGCCGCTTCAAAATCTTGTGCTCGTAATTCTAATGCTTGATTAATTAATCTATTTTCTTCTTGTTGCAACCTATTTCCTTCACGTTTAGGAGCTAAAGCTCTTTGTACTGCTTTAAATTCTTCAATATTTTTTTGAGCTATTTCTGCTTTTGCATTTAATTGTTGATTTACCAATTTATTTTGTTCTTGTTGCACTCTTGTTCCTGTTGCTGTAGGAGCTAAAGACCTTTGAACAGCAGCTCGCTCTTCAATATTTTTTTCAATAACTTTTTGAACTAATTCTGCTCTGGCGTCCAACTCAGCATTTACTAATTTATTTTTTTCTGCTTGTAATTCAAGTCCACCTCTTTCCATTAACGCTAATTTATTTTGAAGTTCTACTGACTCTTCTAATCTTTTTTGTATATTTACTCTTTGGCCTTTTAATGTTCCAGTACCATCTTCAGCAATAGAAGAAGTTTGTCCTGCTAAAAGCTTTGGCCCTGCTGGTTGCCCATATTGAGATGGGTTTACACCTCTAATACTGTTTAAAAGTTTGCTTCTTTCTTGTAATTCTTTATTTACTGCTCTTTCTGCTACAACAAGATTTTTTGCTGCATCTGTAGCAGCTTTTGTACCTAAAACACTTTTATTAAATTGATCTACTGATTCACTTAAAGATTTATTTAAATTTTTTATAGAAGGTAAAAGATCTACTGAATTAACTTCGGCACGTTTTTTTAATAATCGGTTTGAAACTTCTATAAGTTTATTTGTATCCTTAAGTTGATCTCTAAATATGCTTAAATCTTTTGCCCCTTTAATTGCTACTTCAATGCTGGTTTTATAAGCCACGATTTTTAAAGACAAGCATTACGCAACAGTCTAGCGGAGTCTCTTCGCTCTATCTATTTCTTTCTGCTGATCTTCGTTAAGAACTTGGAAATAAGAACTCCACCCAAGTATTTCTTCTAGCGTCATTTGTCTAACTTCTGCAAGAGACTTCCCTAACTCTTTAGCGATGCCAAATTGAAGCATCAGCAAGTTATCCTTACGAAGCTCTGCACTTAGTATTTTGGGTCTATAGGCTCCTCTGATTCAGCCAAGATAGCCAACATTAACTTTTGCAGATCAGAATCCCGTACCTCATTCTTTAAAATATCAATCTCACCAACTTTAAATAATCTGTCACCATTCTCATCACAAGCTTTAGTCATTAATAATCTCAATGCAAACTCATTCGCATCATCACTTTTAGCTCCTTTTTGTGCTCTTTCTCTTTCTGCCATTGTTAAAGGTGCTACCCACATTTCAAAGACAGAACCATCAGATAACTCGACTTCTCTTTTTGTTGCTTCTAGGTTTGCAGCCTTTTTTAAGCGATCTATTGCTCTTAAGGTAGATCGAGCAGATCTGGCACTTGATGTCATAGTAAATATTTGTATGCTGCTACTTTAGCGTAATAGGCAATAAAAAACCCCGTACAAGACGGGGTTATTGGAACATTCCTTATTCCGTTAGTATATTAGGACTTACTAAAGTCGAATGTTGGAACTCCAGCAGGACGGAAATTAACAGTAACTGCTTGTGCATCATCAGGAGTTACACCTAAAGAAGCAGAAGTTAATGTTGCATCAAAACTGATTGAACGACTCAATGTGTCACTTAATGTTCCACCACTGAATACACGGTCAATGTAAAGCTTAAATCCAGCACCAACTTGCTGACGCTGAAGAACGTCTTCAATCATTCTGTTTGATAACGCTGTGTCTTCGTTAGTCATATAAGCAGTAGCAGAACCTGAACCATCACCAAATCCAGCGATGTAGTTTCTAAATGGAACGTATTGACCAGGAGCAGCACCAATGGTTGTTACATCAATTTCAGCTCTTTCGATTTCAAAACTCCACTCTCTAACTTGAGTAACTGATTCGTAATCAGCGTAGTAAACCTGAAACTCATTAGGAGATGCAGCAGTACCAACATCAGTAAGGTCAACAGCAGAACCACCAGCAGAAGCTGAAACTTTTAACGCTCCAGAATTAGCAGTGTACTGAATAACGTAATAAGTTGTACCTGCGGATAATCCAGCAGGAAGTGTACCTGTGCCTGATCCTCCTGTTTGAGAATTTATAACTTCAAACTTGACGGGATCACCTACTTTTAAATTCAAATAGGTTTCTACTACAATTGTCTCTGTCCCGATAGTGACATCACTAGTACCAAAGGTTCCTTTAGTTCCAGCAGGTTTGTAATAGAGAGCACCTGATGTGCCAGATAAACATGTAACGGCCATGAGGCTGCTTAATAAATTTATCTATAGATTAGCTCAAAACTGTTGAAATAAAAGAAGTATCTATTTCACCCATAAAAAGAGGATTGCCTTCTGTTGCAGAAAAAGTTGGCCCATCTATGGTTCCAATCTTTGTAAACACACCTGTAGTCCCTTTTGTTGAGTTATTTAATGTTTCTAGAACACCTACAGCAGTTGTAATCAATGTTTGATTTCTAGCTGGCCCTCTTCCTTTTTCAGTAAAAACACTAATAACAATTAAACCTCTAGCAGTATCAACACTAGACGTAAGAGTTGGTTCATTTGTCGTTCCAAACCCAATATCTACAACAACATATTCAGTTTCACTTCCTAATGGAGCTGCTGTAATGTTATTAAAAAATACTGGAACAGCAGGACTTAACGATCCAAAAGCAGTCAATAATGGATTTTCAATAGTAGCTCGGATTGATTGATAGTTCATTTAACGATTTCTCATTATGTGATAACCAGTAAATTTATCCATTTCTATTTTAATCGTACGATCCATTTTCCCTCCTCTAATGTAATGCTTAAACCAATGTAATTTTGCTGTTCTAGAAGCATTTGAACCTTTACCAGTATGAATACTTCCTCTTAACGTTGGGTTGGCTCTACCTCCTCTACCTATTACCCATTTACTTAGACCTAAAGGAGTTTCAGGCTTTGGTGTTGGTCTTATAAACTTATCTCTTTTTAAATCCATTGCTTGAAGCTTAACAGGAGAAATATTTTCTATATGAAATACAACGCTATCTTTTAAAAACGCACTTTTTAATACTTCTCTACCAGTTACACTAGGCAAATTTATTTTTGTAGGATCACCTTTTCCTTCAGGACTTTGACATCTAAAGACTTTCCCTGAAGGTGTTGTTACTTGCCATGAATTAGAAAATTTACCTGTCCAACTTGGCCCTGCCTGTTGCAATTCATTTACTATTTTACCTGCTGTAAAAATAGGGCCATGATAAAGAGTGCTTGCAGCTACTCTATCTATTTCTTTTAATAATTTATTAAAATCGTTTCTAGCAGGAGCCATTACTGTGGCCTCACGATCAATGTATGAAATATAGGATTATCTCCTCTTGCTGTCTTGATGCTAATAATTTTTCCTTCTCTAGTTGCTCCTGCTTGTGGGTATTGAATACGATCTGCTTCTGTTGGGTAATAATCTCCTAGTTCGTTCGCTCCAATAATGACTTTTACATCAGTCGTTTGATATAAACCATCTTCTTCGCTGGAATCAAGCTGTGTAATCACTCCTTTAACACTGACATTTGTATCTGAGCCAGTAACAGCTCCTGTCGTTGGGTTGTAAGTACGTGGAGTTGTTGTTTTAACAAAAGTTAATGTTTGACCCCAACTACTGAGAATACTTGCAGGTACTGATCCAAAAACATCATCTATTTTTGCCATGATTAACCTCTTACAACTCTGACTTGGTAACTACCTGAACCACCAAGACAATAAGCACCGAGATAAGACTGGAGCCAAGGATAGACATCAAATACATTGTTTACCG